TGCAATCGGCGGCGCACTCCCAGGAGCAACAGCATTGGGTGGTATAGGTAATAGTATCACAAGCACAGTCTCCGGCGGTATTAACTCACTACAAAGTGTTGCTGGATCAACCAGTAACTTAACTGCTGACATCGCTGGCGGTCTTAATAAATTAGCTGGCGGCAGTCTTGGCGGCGGCTTAATGAGTCTTGCAGGATCTATCAGTAAAGCCGCTGGCATGTTGAACAATGTACTTAGTTTAAAAAGAGGAATCAATCTGCCATCGGGAGCGGAAGCATTTATCAAACAAGGGGCAGCAATTAAATTATCTCCTGGTGCAAAAAACGACTGGCGTGTGAGAATTACCTGTCAGTGGAATATTTTTAACAGTCCGTTGTTTGCACTATTAGAAAACACAGGCGGTGTTGTTTGGCCATTTTTGCCAAACATTACTGTGTCGACCAAAGCAGATTATTCTGCCATCAGCACCACACACAGCAACTACACAAACTATGCTTATAAAAGCAGTATGGTAGACGATATAACAATCACAGGCGAGTTTAGCTGTGAAACAGAAACAGACGCTGCCTATTGGATCGCTGCTACAACATTCTTTAAGACAGCAACCAAAATGTTTTTTGGACAAGGCGAGTTTGCCGGCAATCCCCCATTGATTTGTAACCTAACAGGTTATGGTTCGAGTATATTTGACAAGGTACCGGTCATTGTAAAAAGTTTTTCAGTTGACCTTAAAGATGATGTTAACTATGTGAGATGTAACAGTTTTGGAACCAACACCTGGGTACCGGTGTTGAGTACAATTACAGTGGTTGTGTCGCCGGTATACAACAGACAGAGAATGCGTCAATTTAGTTTACAAGATTATGCTCGTGGTAAGACAGCTGACAGTAGTGGAGTAGGATACATCTAATGGCAACTTACGGTAACGCTAGTCCTTGGGCTACAACCTCACAGAATTCTCTATATCTAAATCTATTAGATATTAGACCCGTACCTGCAGAAAATGACGATTACAAATATGTGATCGAAAATCAATATCGTCACCGTCCTGATCTTTTGGCCTATGACTTATATGGAGAAGTTAAATTGTGGTGGGTGTTCATGCAGAGAAATATGAATGTGATAAAAGATCCTATATATGATTTTGTTCCAGGTGCGGTGATCTATCTTCCCAAAAAAGGCAACCTAGAAAAATTTCTAGGAGTATAACGTGGCCATTAACTATCTTGGAAAAATTTTAGATTTAAAAAAACCCGACGGGACACCAATATCGCCCTTCGGCTCGCAGTCTATTCTTGGTACAGGCACAGTTTCGAACATTACTAATCTTGGAGTGTCTAGGGCTACAGATTTTTTAAAAAATGGCAACACCTCAGTAATTTCAGACCCCACTAAGACTAGCTCCTCAGCCAAAAAAAATCTACCTAATTTAGTAGCCAACCCCATGGAACAGTTTGCATCATATACCTGTCTATGGACATTAGCTTGCCTAACGCCTGATCAGTTTAACAATCCTGCATCTTATAGGGCCAGCCCACAGGCATTGAAAAATATTGTATTTTCGTCGGGCGGAAGATTCAATGACCAGCGAGCAAAAACATTTTTTGGCACACCTGAATATTTTATTAATAATTTTCAAATGAACTGTCTTATTGGTACCAATGAAAAAACTGGAAATTCAAACGCTATTAAATTCTCATTCGACATTGTTGAACCGCATTCTATGGGCTTGTTATTACAGAGTATGCAAAATGCCGCAGTTGACTCGGGATATCTTAGCTATCTTGACAATGCACCATACGTGCTGCGAATGGACATTCAGGGATATGACGAACTAGGAAGAGTAATAAAAAGTATTAAACCTAAATTTTTTACACTGAAACTAGTGTCAATGAAATTTTCAGTCAACGAGGGCGGGTCTCTTTATAAGGTAGAAGCTATACCTTATAATCACCAAGGATTTTCAGATTCAGTAAATGTTACCTATACTGACATAAAAATTTCGGGAGATCTTGGCGGTAAAGGTATTGTTTCAGAAGTGTTGTCCACCAGTCAAGAAAGCCTAGCTGCGGTGTTAAACCGAAATGAAGACAAATTAAAAGCTGAGAAAAGAATAGGAGAAACAGACCAATACGCTGTTCAATTTCCCACGCTGGCCGGCGAGTGGAAAAGCTCTGCTGGAACTCCGCTAGCTGCTAAAAATGCCACAGTGAACCCAGCCGCAGCAGCCACTGAATCGGTAGTAAAAGTTACCGGAGGTGCTGCCAAACCTCTAGATACCACTAACCAACTGATAAATGAACTAGGGCAAGCAAGTCTAGGTTTTGATTCTAAGAGCGGAGGCAATGTATTATTTAAACGTGCAGATGATCAAATAGATGCCAAGACCGGAGTTATAAAAAGAGACGGCATGACCATTGATCCCAAGGCACGAGCTTTCCAATTTGGACAACAACAGTCATTAACCTCTATAATCAATCAAGTGGTATTGAGTTCAGACTATGCTAAAAGAGCTATTCTAGATAGGCCCGACGGATTTGGAACCACCGCTGAGGGTTATATCAAATGGTTTAAACTTGATGTACAGATAGAACTGCTGAAACTCGACCCGATCACTGGAGACTTTGCTAAAAAAATCACCTATCGTGTAGTGCCGTATTATGTTCATCAAAGTATATTTTCTAACCCAAATTCTGCACCTGTGGGATATTCTGAACTGATGAAAACAGTGGTTAAAGAATATCAATATATCTACTCAGGACAAAATGTCGATGTGTTAAAATTTGATATCAATATTAATAATTTATTCTATGCCGGAGCAAACCCCAGTCCTGAAAATGAGGGATCAAAGACCAGCAATCAAGATCAAAAATTGTCAGAGCAAAAAAATAAAACTTCCAAGGTTGGTCAAGGTCAAGCAGCTGCATCACAGGCAGCTCAGCTGGGCCGAGCTAGACCAAAACGAGATCCTAGACTGCTAAAAGGTTATAAAGGCGGAAGTTCCGAAAAGACCACAGAACAGAACATTGCTGAAAGTTTTCAGCAGGCATTTATCAGCGGCAACAGTGCAGATTTGGTCACAGTGGATTTAGAAATTATGGGAGATCCCTATTGGATAGTAGACAGCGGTATTGGTAATTATTTTGCTTCGGCTCCTACTCCGGTTTCGCAGATTACCAATGATGGTACTATGAATTATGAAAGTGGCAATGTCTATATCTATCTAACATTTAAAACACCTGCTGATATCAACGAAACCACAGGACTCTATGATTTTTCTGTAGCAGGCAAAGACAGCCCGTTCAGCGGCATATACAGAGTAAACATGTGTGAAAATACTTTTTCAGACGGACAATGGAAGCAAAAACTCAAATGTTTGCGTATGCCTGGCCCACAAGGACCCGAAGCTGATAAGAAAACACAGGGCGATCAATCCACGGTGATATCCGCCAGCGGCAACAGTGCTATAGAAGTAGGACCAGAAGATCCTGTTAAAACTTCGCCCACAGACGACTCCAATAAAAATACAGGTCCATCTAACGGCAGTGCTAGCCCGCAGACTGCAGGCAATGCATCTTCAGCTGCTACCGCTAAAACAGTTAACACATCAACCGAAGCTCCTAGACGTGTAGGATTTAGATACTACAGAGACCTAGGACAAAATTAAGGATATTAAATGGCACAACACAGACGATCATCAGCAGCCAACGACGGAAGGACCGGTGGATTAACAGACGGCATATACATTGCTCGAGTAATCAGTCACCTTGATCCTACCTTCATGGGATCGCTAGAAGTTACACTGCTTAAAGATCAAGGCAACACCGCCGGCGACGACAGCCAGATTCATATTGTAAAATATGCCTCGCCGTTTTTTGGTTATACACCTTTTGAGTTTATGGGCAAAAATGACGGAACCACTTCGACCATAGAAGGATTCAATGACACACAAAAATCATACGGCATGTGGATGGTCCCACCCGATGTTGGAGTTAACGTGTTGGTATTGTTTGTAGACGGTGATCCCAGTCAAGGCTATTGGTTCGCCTGCGTGCCAGGACGAAATATCAATAACATGGTACCAGCCATTGCTGCTTCAAAAGAAAACACTCTAGACCCCACAGACAAACAGCGTTACGGCAATACCAAACAGCCCTTGCCTGTGGCTGAGATGAATAAAAGAATCAACGGCGAAAGGCAAGAAATAGATCCTGAAAAAATTAAAAAAGTAGTTCATCCTATTGCTGATAGATTTTTAGAACAAGGTTTGTTAGACGATGACATACGGGGAACCACTACATCTTCGCCAAGGAGAGAAGTTCCCGGAATGGTATTTGGAATATCAACACCAGGCCCGGTTGATCGAAGAACCAATGCTAAAAAAGCAGTAATAGGTAAGAATGACAGCAAGTCTGCTCCTATACCTGTGAGTAGATTAGGTGGTACACAACTAGTATTCGATGACGGCGACGATAGATTTCACAGAGAAAAATCTGCTGCCGAAGGACCAGTTAAGTATGTCGATCTATTAGAAAGTAAAAATGCCAACGATCAAGGTCAGCCAACAATTCCCTACAGTGAATACTTTAGGGTAAGAACAAGAACTGGCCATCTGCTGCTAATGCATAACTCGGAAGATTTGATTTACATCGGTAACGCTAGAGGCACCACCTGGATAGAACTTACCAGCAATGGAAAGATAGATATCTATGCTCAAGACAGTATCAGTATCCATACTCAGACAGATTTAAACATTAGAGCAGATCGTGACATCAACATGGAAGCTGGAAGAAATTTTAATCTTAGAACAGAGTCGGGAAAATTTCATGCAGAAATCGCCACAGATCAAGAGTGGTTAATCAATAACGATGCGAAACTCACTGTGGGTGCTAACTTAGACGTACTGGTAGGCGCCGCACTTAAAATATCTTCAAACACTGATTTTGAATTGGCCACAAACACTGAACTCAAAGTGTCAGCAGCAGGTGATATTAGTGTAGGTTCAGCTTCAGAACTTAAAATGAACGGTAGCAAAATTAATTTTAACGGGCCAACTAATGCTGAAACTGCAGCAGTAGCAGATTTTGTAAAACCCTACGAACTGCGGGATAACCCAGCGACTAGCATTAATGCCGGTTGGGAAGTAAAACGATATCAGTCAGGAACGGTTAAAAGTTTTATGAAGCGTATACCCATGCACGAGCCGTGGGCACTGCACGAAAATCAAGCACCGGCACAACTTACTCCGGACAACACAGATAGGGACGTATAATTATGGCAAAACTTTATAATCAAAAATCAGTAGCGTCGTCTACTGCCGTAGTTTCTGAAAATCAAGGCACGTTTACCTATAAGGGATTTAGTTCAAAAGAAACTGGTAAAAATTACAAGCTCTATGATATCGATCTGGTCAAGCAAGATCTTCTAAATCACTTCTATATTCGCAAGGGTGAAAAGCTGGAAAATCCAGCATTTGGCACAGTGATCTGGGACATGCTATTTGAACAATTCACTGAAGATGTAAAAAATATCATTGCCAAAGACGTAGAAGATATTATCAATTATGATCCTCGTATTGCAGTAAATGAAGTACAGATAGACAGCACAGATCAAGGTATTCGAATTCAAGCAGACATCGTTTATATCCCGTTTAACGTCAACGAGCGCATGACATTTAACTTTGATAAAACTAATTCTACAGTAATCTAAGCAGTTTATTTTCCAAGGTAAATATGGTATATGACAACAACTAGCAGACAAAACAATCTCATTTTAAATCAAGACTGGACTAGAATATACCAGACCTTTAAAAATGCAGACTTTAAATCCTACGACTTTGAGAATCTACGCAGGGTAATTATTACCTATATACGTGAAAATTATCCTGAAGATTTCAACGATTACATTGAAAGTTCAGAGTATCTAGCACTAATCGATGCAGTGGCATTTCTAGGACAAAGCCTAGCATTTCGTATTGATTTAGCCAGCCGTGAAAACTTTATCGAGCTAGCAGAAACCAAAGAAAGCGTTTTGCGTATTGCCCGAATGCTCAGCTACAATGCCAAGCGTAATCAAGCAGCCAGCGGATTGTTAAAATTTACGTCAGTAACTACCACAGAAGATCTAGTGGATAGCAATGGTCGTAATTTGTCGCAACAGATTATCTCATGGAATGACCCTACAAATACCAACTGGCTAGAACAGTTTATCACAGTGTTGAATTCTGCAATGGCAGACAATACAGAATTTGGCCGCAGTCAAGGTTCTGCAGTCATACAAGGAATACCCACAGAACAATACAGATTTAGAACTGTTAGTGCAGACGTGCCGTTGTTTTCGTTTAGTAAAACAGTAGCGGCTCGCGGCATGAGTTTTGAGGTAGTTTCCACAGCATTTAAGAACAGCGAAAATATCTACGAAGAGCCGCCTGTTCCCGGCAACCAATTGGGTTTTGTCTATAAAAATGACGCCACAGGTCCCGGATCGCCAAACACCGGTTTCTTTTTAATGTTTAAACAGGGCACATTAGAGCTAGCAGATTTTTCAATAGACATTCCCACAACCAATGAAAAAATTGCTGTCGACGCAGTCAATATCAACAACAATGACATTTGGTTATACAGTTTAAATTCTGCAGGAGTACAGCTAGAAGAGTGGACTAAAGTTTCTGCTCTAGCCGGCAATAGTATCGCTTACAACAGCATAAGTCAAGACATTCGAAACATCTATGCAATCAATACCAAAGAAAATGACACAGTTGATTTAGTTTTTGCAGACGGAGTCTACGGTAATTTACCTCAAGGTGCTTTTAGAGTATATTATAGAACCAGTAATGGTTTATCATACACAGTCTATCCTAATGAGCTCAGAGGAATTAACATCGGTGTTAGCTACATAAACAAATCTGGAGTCGAGCACACGCTGACAATTGGTCTAGCCCTGCAATCAACGGTGGCTAATTCCGCCGCATCGGAAGATATTAACTCTATTAGAACCAATGCCCCTGCGGTGTACTACACACAGAATCGAATGATAACAGCAGAAGATTATAATCTAGCACCGTTGTCAGCTTCTCAGAATATAGTTAAAATTAAATCAGTGAATAGAACTTCTAGTGGAATTTCAAGAAACTATGATTTATTAGACGCTTCTGGAAAATACAGCAGTATAAACGTATTCTGTGATGACGGTTATATCTACAAAGAAGAAGCAGAAAATGTTTTAAGTTTTAAATTTGACAACAGAGTTGATGTTATTAATTTTATTCGACGCTCAATTGAACCAGCATTTTTAGATTCCGAAGTTTATAATTTTTACTTTACAAAATTTGATAGAATACTATTTACAGATTCTAATACTGTATGGCAGTCAGTGACCACTGCCACTGCCACGGGCTTCTTTAAAAACGTGATTGATAATTCCTTGTTGAAAGTTGCTGCATATTCTACTAGTAACTTAAAATATTTCACAGTTGAATCTCTGATTAAATTTGTTCCACCCTCAGGCAAAGCATTTCGTAGAGGGCTGATAGTTGACATTGATCTTACCGATCCAGAACAAACTGACAGATTGTGGACTAAAGTTGTTAGGATTTCAGGAGACGGCACCAATGCTGGTCGAGGAGCGTTAACCAATGGTCTTGGACCAATTACGCTAAGTGACACAATCCCCTCTGGAGCAATTGCTTCTAGAATTGTTCCTAGATTTGTATCCGACCTTAGTAATGCGCTAGAAGTTGAAATCGTAAATCAAACAGTTCAGAATTTAAATTTTGGACTACGCTATGATGTAACAACTACTGAGTGGAAAGTTATCACCGGTTCAAATATCAATCTAATCAATAACTTTAGTCTAGGTAAAACAGGCGACGTAACCAATACCAACGTCGATGCATCCTGGGTAATTGCGTTTGTCAAAGAGTTAGATCGATACACTGTGAGAATTAGAAAACTTAGTTATGTATTTGGTAGTTTAGCACAGAATCGTTTTTATTTTGATAGCAATGAAAAACGCTATAATGATCAACTGGGAAATGTGGTCAAAGACCAAATTAAAATTCTTAGCATTAATACTGGACAAGATCTATTAACAGAGCTTAGACAAGATGTTGCTTTTGAAATAGCAGATACAATTAAATTTGATGACGGGTTTGAAAGCACCACAGAACTAAAATTATCATTCTACGACAGCGACGATGACGGAGTAATCGACAATCCCGAATCGTTTGAAAAAATTGTAGGAACTGATCAAGAATTAAATTATCTATTTTTTGAAGAAACTGTAGATCAATTTGGAACCACACAGTATGTGCTGATCGACAACTCCGCGGACTTTGTGTTGGTTAGAGAAAAAGAATCAGTGGTTGATTTTACTGATACCGAAACCTTCCCCGACGGACAGTTAATTTATTTCTATGACATTGATCAAGATGTAATCAAGAGTGTTAACAGGCGTACCAACACGTTTGATCTTGAAAGAACATACAAAGCCGTGATCGGAAGACGAAATCTAAAATTTCAATACGTTCATAATGCCAGTGTAGACCGTAGAATAGATCCTAGCTCTAGCAATATCATGGATATCTTTTTGTTGACAAGATCCTACGACGACGCCTACAGAATATGGTTAGCCGGAGGAACTAGTACAGAACCAGAAGCTCCGAGCACAGACAGCCTACGCACATCATTCGGTGCGAATCTATCACAGATTAAATCGATCAGTGACGAAATCATTTATCACCCTGTAAAATACAAAGTGTTGTTTGGCGACAAAGCAGACCCTAAGCTACAGGCAATATTTA